AATTGCGGAACACCGTGCATCCATCGGCCTGCACATCCCAAGACCAGCTGGTCCCGCCCAGCGCCTCGACAATATCCTTGACGCGCGTTTCGCTGATTGACTGCGAACCATCGTTGATCTTTGCCGTCGCATAAGGGCCGGTCCCACGGAATGCGCTGCCCCGTTCTTCGACCTGGCGGAAGTTCACGTTGCTATTGATGAACAGCCATTCGGCAATCGACGCCGCGTAATGGACTGTCATGTTGTCGATGAATCGCACGTTGGCAGTGTTTGCGCCTGCAACGCCAAAGAAGTTGCCGCCGGTCCACGTACCTTCGAGGAATATCTCGTTGGCCTCGACAATCGTATCTGCGCAGTTTGTAAAATCGCCGCCGCGTGTCAGGTTATTGGTTGACGACGAATCCGCCACAAGCAGCCCGTCACGAATGCGGATTTGCTCACAGTTTTCAAAATCAAACGCTGGTCCGATGCCCTGCCAACCGGGCGTGTCGATGATCCAGTTGTCAGCAGGCGCATAGGCGTAGTTGGTGTCGCGCGCCTTGATCATGCCCTTGCCGGAATACGATTGGCAGTTGGTCCAACGGCCTTGCTCGTGGGAATGCTCGGTGTCGGTCCAACCCGTCCAGTCGTAAAGCCACCCGTAAGCGTACCCAACGGTCATGCAGTTGTCGAAGTTGTAGCTATCGCCTGCATCGGTGTTTGCCTGTCCCGGTGGGCAATCGGGATCGCTCGACACGTTTGACGGGAATAGATGCGCATCGGTGGACAGGATGAAGAAATTCCGCCCGAACACGTTGAAGTTCCGCCAATCAAGGCCGCGCTTGATGTTGCGGGTAATCGTGACGTTGGTGAAATAGCTGGTCGTGTCGCGCGCAAGAACGATCACGTCGCTAATCTTGTGACACCACGGCGCTTGATCGCCGCTAAACCGCACGTTGAAGCAGCAGGCCGATGCCGTCGCATTGGCAGGCGTCACACGGAAGTCGCGCGCGTAGAACTGCTTGTTAGCGCCCGTTGCGCCGGTAAAGCCGTGCTTCCAGAGTGTCCCCGTCGATAACCAGCGGATCTCCGTCATGTCGCGGCCGAGGCCGACAATCTCGACGCCTTGTTCTAGGCCAGTGTTTACCGTTGTGTTCCAAAATGAGACACCGGAAGGCAGCACCACCACCCCGCCGTTAGCCCGGTCATTGTACCAAGCCTGCACCGCAACGCTGTCAATCTCGTTCGTCAGCGCCGTCACTTGCGGGACAGCCGCTTGCCATTGCGCCAGCGTCCAGCCAGTTGTGTTCACGCCCTTGAACTTGGTGACGCCGGACAGCGGATTGCTGGCACCATTGCCCTGATAGCCGTAATAGCGGATGTTATCGCCGGGTTGTGATAGGGCGAGAACTTCGGCAACTGTCAGGCCGTAGGTTGTGCCGATTTGCGTTGCGCCGGTTGGGTCTAACAGTTCCGCCGCAAGGCTTGCATTGACCGGATCAATTTCAGGGCGAACGACTGCACCGCCCGCCGTCTTCAAGATTGCGCGATAGGACAATGCCGCGTTGAAGTAGATCGGCACGAACTGCCCACCGCTGTCCGCCGTAACCACGGGCCCAAGCGAAGCCGTAAGTGCGGCATCGGCAAAAACAGCCTGTGGCGTAGTGGTGCCGCTGGCGTAAAAGAACCACTGCGCGCCCGATAGCGGTGTGCCGTTCGCATCGGTCGCGCGTGGCAGGTCATTGAATATTTCTGCGGCCATTATCGTTTCCCAACGAGAGCACCTTTTTACAGGCGGGCTTGAATTAGTTTACAGTATTTTCACCCATTTGTGTAGCCATCATGCTATTTTTTGGGATCAAGGACTGCGATATTTTCTTTTTGATGCGGTTATCTTGAACTGCACCGCGCAACACTTTCAAACCAGTGACAAGAGGAACCGGAACACCAGTCATAGCCCCCATGCCGCCCATTTCAGCCATTGCAGCAAGCAAGGTTCGCGCCGTTCCGCTGTTGTTGATTGAAGTACCAGGCGGAACCGTGTTCACGTATTGAACAACGTCACGCAGATCGCGGATTCGTTGGGCCGTCGCAGGGTCAAATATCGCGTCAAGTCGCCCGTTTTTATCAAGCTTTTCAACCACGTTATTTAGTGCAGCCGCCGATACAACCTTTTCATTCGATGATGTTAGGTTGACGTTTGACGTTGCCGCGTCCTGAATATGACGGACAGTTGCGCCTTGCATCTCCTTCCACGCTTGACGCCCATCCTTGCCGGAAGTCTTGAGCGCATGGCGAAGGAATTTAATGTCTTCAGGGCTTTCGTTCAGGATCGACTTGCGGAAAACCTCTTCCGAAGTCGTCTTGGCATCGGCCTTGTTTTTGACGTTCGACACAAGGCGTTCAACCACAGCGCGGTTTTCAAACTTCCGGGCCTGTTCAATGCGAAGCGCCCGCGCCTTCTTGTAAAGCGCGCCACCCTTGCCCTCGGTCGCCTGATCGATAAGGCCCTTCAGTTCGCCGCCATAGTTCGCATCGGCAGTTCCCGGCGTGGTGGCTTTATTTATCAGTTTGCGCACTTCTTCCAAGGCATTGAGCGGAATAGCGCCCGTGCCGTCAGGATCGTTCTTGCGCAATTGCTCTGCCACCGCAGACAGGACAGGTGCCAACTTTTCGCGCGTGGTTGGTGTCTGTTCTGCGATGTAATCGGCAATCTCCTTGTAAGGCACCGGTTCTGCCATATCTCCTGCGACTTCAGCGCGCTTATAGGCCACGTTCACTCGGTCTTTGGCCTGCTTGTAACCTTGCGATAGCGCCTTGATCACTGCATTGCCGGTCGCTGGAATATCGGGAGCTTGAGCGCCGGTCAGATCGATGAAGCGGTCAAAGTTCTGCAAAACCTGAAGGTTGTTTTCTTCTGCCCTCGCCCGCAAAGGTTGACCCAATGGGCCAAAGATTTGCTCTTTCTCGAATGCCAGTTGTTCAGCATCGCGCGCCGCTGCACCAACGGTAAGGTTTACAGGGACCGGCAAGCCTTCAGCCTGTGACAGACGCATCATTTCATCAGACGTGCCCGAAGCCCCCGCGTCACGGCTGCGTGTGGTAATCGGCGCAAACGGTTCATCAGCTTGGCTTGCATTGATATCGCGCGCATCAGGCGTCACTGCATCACCAACCGCGCCCGCTACAGGTGAAGGCGGCGCACCCCCGCCGCGCGCAGGATCAAAAGGGGGCAGCACCCCGTCGCCATTGCCACGAAACATGCCACGGAAAGCAGGCGATGCGCGCTTTACGCCAGCGCCGACACCAGCGCCCACCAATGAACCAAGCGCGCCCAAAGCAACGCCGGTCCCGATATCCTCGCCAGTGTTAGCCGCATAGATGCCGCCGTAAGCCGCGTCAGTAGCTGCCGTTCGTGCCAACGCGCCTTTGAAGCCACCGCCTGCTAAACGCTCTGCAAGGGTGCTGGAAACCCGCCCAATGCCTTGACGCGCGCCCGCCGCCAAAGCGCCCGTGCCAAGCGCAGAGCCTGCAATCTCCCCGATAACTGCCGACTTGGGGTTAAGGGCTTCCAATCCCTGCACCTGATCGCCTGCGAATAACGATAGCGCCCCCAAGCCAGCAGCGTTAACCGCGCCTGTTACAGCGGTTCCAACTGGCGACATAAGCGCTTCACCCGCCGCTTGTGCGATTGGAGATCGCCGCCCGGTCTTTTGCGGATTAAACGTGACCGCCTGCCTTTTATCGCGCGCTTCGATAGCTTGCTGGAATGCAGCCAAGTCTTCAGGCCGAACTTGCCCGCCCGCCGATTCAGCAGCTTTGGTCAGTTCTTGAACGCCGCCGCCTTGCTGGAATGCGGACTGCACCGCCGCTGCAATGGCCTTGTCCTGATCGGTGGAGAAGTTTTCGCCGCCTGTGATGGCGACTTGCTTAAGGGCTTCTGGTTGAGCGGTGTTGCGCGCCGCCGCCATGAATTCTTGATACGCTTTCTCACCAACACCACCAGCAGAAGCCTTCAAAGCGTCTATCGCACTTTGGCGAAGAACTGCTTTTTCCTTAAGCACTTCCTCGCCATCACCCGGCATAGGGAAATAACGACGACGCTGCGCCTCGATTTCAGACGAGGGGATGGCCGCGCCGCTTTCGTAGCGCAGAGTTGCAGCAATAAAATCATCCTGCGTGGCGTCAGCAACTTGGCGCTCGGGACTGTTTCCTACTGATTGTGGCAACGTGTTCAAAACGCCGGGCATATACTCGGCCATTTTCTGACCGGGGAGCGAACGCGCACCGATACCTTGATCTTCATAGACCTTATTGGCTCGGAGCGCCCGTGTAAGGAAACCAGCAGCTTTACTTTGGCCTTCGGTGGCTTTGATATTTTCGGTTTTCAGCTTTTCGCGTTCAATTCCGATCCGCTCTTGGTCTTGCTCGAACTTGGCGCGCTGCATCGCCTGATCTTCAACCGCGCGACCTTCTGCGGAATTGGCGCGCGCTTCAGCAGCCACCTTAGCAGCACTAGGCACACCACGAATAACGCCGGGGAACGACGGCGCGGGAGCCGTTGCGGGCTCATCAAATTGGTCAAAAGGATTTGCTTGTGTAGCCATTACTCAATCCCCAAACCGACGACGCGAACCGGAAACATCAGGCGCATTGCCCCATCCCGGAAACGTGACATGGATTGCACTGCCATTGCTGGCCTCAACACGCGCATCAGGATAGCGGCGCTTAACTTCAGCCATGGCTTGCGCCTTCGACATTCCCGCAGGGACAGTGAAGTCCAATGCATCGCCGCGCGTGTGGGCACTGTGTTGCGTCTTGGTAAGACCTTGCGCAATCAAGGCATTTTGGTGCGCTTGCGTTCGATAGCCGCTGGTTGGTTTCAAGCCGATGGTGCCGAGAGCCTTCACGGGGTCAACGAAACCCGCTGGTAGCGTTGCCGCTACCACCTCCTAACACGCGGTCAGAAGCGCCAGCCCCATACTTTGCGTCGAAGTCGGCTTTCATGCCTGGGTTCTTACGGAGATAGTCTTGAGCCGCTGGTGGAATGGCAGGCGCTGCGACTTGGGGAGCGCCGCCATTATTAGCGAATGACGCCACCGCCGCAGGGTCACGCGTGTTAACTAGCGCCCCGCCTTCAGAAATTGCGGTGTACTTAGGCTGCGCAAGTTCGATGTACTTATCCACCAAGCCAGCGTTATCAATCGCGCCTTGCAAGGCTTGCGGGCTGAACTTGCCGCGATAGTCCGCAAGGCCGGTATAGCCTGCCTGCACACCTTGTTCGATGGCTTGATCCCACGCCGCAGCTTGCTCACGCGGGTCTTTAATCTGGCTAATGCGCAAAGCAGCCTGTCCGGTGTATTTGGTCTGATCCTCGATAGCGCGGCGCTTGTTCGCGTCCAACTTCGCCCAGCTATCGAAATCAATGCCGACCAATTGCTGAAGTGCAGCCGGATCACCCGCCGCCGCCTTAGTGCGAAGGTCCGCCGCGCGCTGCTCTTTCATCAGTTCCGCGCGCGCCTTTTGCTGCGACGAAACACGATCCTGCGCCTGCATCGCCAAACGCGGGTTAATCTTGGCTAATCGTTCATAGGCAGCTTGGCTTTCGGTCTGTTGCGTCTCGGTGGGCACGATCCCGCCGCCGTTGCCGCCCCATTGCGTTGGCATAGGCGGGTTGGCCACGCTAGGAGCGCCCATAGCGCCTCCCGTAGAGCCACCCTGCCCGGCAGTCATAAATGCAGCCAGAGCGCTATTCTCGCGGTTCTGACGGATTGCCCCGCCGATATCCGCACCCAAAGCCAAGGCGTTCTGAAAGCCCTGCAAAGCGCCTGATTGCCCCCACTGGATAGCCATTAGCCAAAGCCCTTGATAAGCGCGCCGCCCGCCGTGCCCAGCATATTGCCGAACACGCTTTGCTGCGACATCGCCGCGTTGGCCCGCGCATCGCTTGCCGCCGAGTTACTTGCTGCGATGGTGTTGCCGTAATTGGTCGCCACGCCAGCCAGTGCCGATGCAGCTTGCGCCCCAACGCCTTGCTGATTGCCAACGCCGCCCGCCCATTGCTGGCGATAGCCCGATTGCAGGTTCTGCCGGTACTTTTCCAACGCCTTCATGGCCGCGCCCGATTGCACCGTACCAGCACCTGCGTAGCCCGAATTAACCGAGTTGCCGCCTTCCTGTTGCTGGAAAGCATAGTCGGAATTGGCGATGTAATTGGCAAAGGCGCTGCGTGAACTGCCCGCGTTCGGTGTGACCGTTGCACCCGGCAATGCACGATTTTCGTTCTGCCCGTACTTCTGCCAGTGCTGTTGCCCGAATGCGTTGATATCACCCGTGAACGATGGGGATGTAGTGGCGCTTGGTGCAATATCCTTCAGCCCACCGAATGAATACAAAGCACCATTGGTGGCCGTACCTGTCGCGGTTTGCTTTTGAAAGTCTGCCAGAATATCAGGATTGGCATGCACGTAAGCCGCGTAGTCCGGTTCACCTGAAACCGTCGATCCCGTCTGCGGAATACCATAGAAGTCGTTCAGCAGCGCGCCCGCCGCCGCGCCGGTCTGCACAAATGGCGACAGCGTGGCTTCGTTCTTGCCGTAAATCTCACGGGTTAGTGCATTGTTTTCACGCGCCGTAGCGGTAGCGTCAGCAGAAGCCTGCTTTGCAGCCGAGTTCGACTTGGACGCGGACAGGGCCGAACCGCCCGCAAGCAGTGCAGAGCCTCCCAAGATCGCAGCAGTCGTGCCGATGGCCATTATGAAAGCTCCTTGATGAACAAGCTTTCGGAACGCCGATAGCCCATTCGATCATACAACCGCACCATTCGTTCCCCGCCCAACCGGTCCAGCGACTTCATTTGCCAAGACCGGCAACCAAGTGCGCGGGCTGTGCTTTCCATCGCTTTGAGCAACTTGATTCCGGTCATTTGCGGCGCGCAATCGGCCACGTACCAGAACAGTTCCTCACCGGAGATATGGGAGTAGTTGAAATAAACGGGGCTGATTATGCCGCCCACCATTCCAACTATATGGCCGTCATCGGCTACTAGTCCGATGAAACTACCCGTTTCCATGAATTTCGTCAAGGAAGCGATGCAATCCGCCTCGTTATATTCGATTTCATCCCAACCGGCTTTTGCATGGAATATTGCCCCCAATCGCGCGACTTCGGGCAGGTCGTCCAATGTCATGGCGCGGATCATGTAAGCACACCGTTGCCGCGCAAATCGCTAATCAATGCCGCCAACCGTTGTGAATTGACCTTAAGCGCATCATCCAACGCCTGCATTTCAGCTTGTGTCGGCGGATTGCTAACCGTCTGGCCTGCGTAAGCTACAAACGTCGTGCGGGCGAATGTGCCTGTAGGTGTGGCCCAAGCCGCAGTCTGGTCTTTCAGCACGGCGTCAAGCACGGTCGTTTGTAAGCCGGTGATATCATCCTGCACCGTGATCAACGCAGCCTGCGCCGCTGCAATATCCGCAACAGCTGTAGTCAACGTGGCTTGCGTGACTTCTAGCGCGGCCTGCGCTTCTGCCAGACCTTCCTGCGTGGTCGCTATCTCGGTGATCGTCGCATTGACCGCGACAAACGCCTCTTCAATCGCCTCCATGGTCTTTTGCCAATGGATTTGCATTTGAGCAGTGGGATAGCCTTCACGCTCAAAATATGACTTCTGACGTTGCAGCCGCGCTAGCTTGACGACGGTGGGTTCGATCATGCCCGCCCGCCACCTGGTTCATTCACAAGAACGCCAGACACGCGAATATCGATGGGATCGGTCACGCGAAATTGCACAAGGAATGAGGGGCGCGAGGCTAAATTCAGCCTTTGCCATTTAATCTCTTGGCGATATTCGCCCTGCGTCCCGAGCGGCTTTGCGCGCCAGTTGCCGTAGGTCTTGCCGCCGTTACGTGATTGGCGCATTTCGATAACTGGTTCGGCATATTCGCCGGTCAAGAAAGCCGTCTGCCCGACATTCACCCGCGCCACTAAATTATCGATCCGCATCGCGCCGCCATCAATCGGCATTCCAGCAGACCATAGCCGCTCCATCGGCCCGCCTAAATCGACATGGCCGTCGCCGAAAGCCAGTGTGCGACCGTCGATGTTCGACCCCATCACACCGCCGGAAAAGCACCCTACTGCCCAGCGCGGTTGCCCGTATGTTTTCCACTCGCCCCATTGGCCGGTGCGTGGTTGATAAACCTGCGTTTCGTTGTCGAGTTGCAGGCAGAGATATTCATTGCCGCCCATCACGAACGCAAACAGGCTAACCGTGGCGCTGGCTTCGATCCGCTCTTGCAGGCCGTTATTCGAGATGATGTTGTTTTCGTCTGTCAGGCAAACCTGATTCTCGTTTGTGACCCATGCGAAGGTTGATCCGATAGCCGCCGCGCAACCCGTGGCACGAATGCCCTTTTCGATCACGCTGGATTCTAGCGGCTGAAAAGGTAACTCGCCGTCGTTTGTGTTTGGCCAGACTTCAACGGTTTCAGCACCGAACAGGTAAAGAATGTCGTTGATGAATAGCGCATCAAACACGCGGTCAGGCTGGTTTTCAGCCGTGGCAAAGTCGAGAGGATCGACCGTGCTGGCAAGAACTGGCGTCCAGTAGAACTTGCCCGTATCTGCCCGTAGCGCGATGAACCGGCCCGCGCCTGCAATAACCTTGATGACCGGCGCGTCGTCAGGAAATGCCACGTCCGAAAGCGTCACGCCGTTATAATACCGCAGCGCAGCCCCAGCGGCCACCATGATGCCGCCTTCATTACCAGCGATGGAGACAGGCCCTGTGCCGGGAATGCTGCCTAGCGGGCTTGTAGCGCGCCACAGCGCAGCATTGGAAACGCCGAACACATCGCCTGATTGAACGCCGTCCTTGCGGAATACAGCAGCGACCGGCCCCGTCCCCATATCTGCGCCACGGTCCAGCACGGCCATGCGGCTTTGCAGCGCCTTGCCGGTCTTTTCGGTTGGCGCTTGCTCCAACACCATATTGACGACAGACAGCGGTGGGAGACCGCCGCGTCCGCGCTCATAGGATGATGATGCGAAGTCAATATCCGCCATCAGGCCGGGCCCATGAAGTACGATGCAGGCCGGTACGCGTCGAACATTTCACGCTCTGACATTTGCGCGCGCTGTGCCAGTTCAGGCGTTGGTGAAACACCGAACACATTGCAGCAGCGCAATGCCAGATTGGTCATCACGCATTCGGTCCATTCTTCGGGAATGTCGATTGTCTGCGTGGCGTCCGTCACGGTATCAAGCGCGCGGTCGATATCCAGCTTGAGCGAGAAGTTCGCCGTCGGCACTGGCCAGACCGACAGGATCAATGCGCCCGCGTTCTGATCGACGTTGTAAATCGTTGGAGTGCCCTTCGCCGCCTTGTTTGGCAGGATGGCATAATCATCGCGTTCAAAGCGGCTCATGGCGCGCTCATTCGTGGCGCTGTCGACATACCGCGCGCCGTTCACTTCGCGCACGTAAACTGGTAGTGTGATCGTGGCAGTGTCCGCCGTGCCAGACGCGGTATAAACTTCCTGTTTCCAACCAAGCCCGCGTGATCCCCACGTTTTCAGCATGGCATTCAGGCGGAACAAGCAGGCGGTCATTTCATCGGCTTCAGGATCATCGCCAAACGCAATGATGCCGTTTTCAAGCAAGGCGTTCTTGACGAAATCCCGCGCCGTGGTGCTAAATGCCGTGGTGCCGCTGGTTGTCATAAGTCGTCGCCTGTAATCTCGACATAATCCGCGTTCTGGTTGTCAGGGCGGGCATTCGGCAATGGAACGCCTTCAGCCTTGACGCGCGGGGGTGTCATTTCTTCAGGGCGGGGATCGTAGCAAGCCCCACACACCATCAGGCCGGTCCATTCCTTGCGCAGGGCCTTCAAGCGCTTTTGAAAGCCGCACCGGTCGCAAATGCCGTATGGCGAACCGACGATGTAGGAATTGCCTGCCATTGCGGCCCCCGTGGAAAGAGTGCCCACCCTTTATAAGGCGGTGGGCGTTCCTTGAGCGGTTAAGCTCCGGCGCTTCCAAACGCCCCGCGCCAATCTGCCCAGCCAACAGAGTAGCGCTCTGTTGCCTTTGCCTTGGCGTTTTCGGTGTCGAAGTCGTTGTCCTTGGTGAATTCCATGGCACGACGTTGGAACGACAGCAGGCCGTAAGGAATGTCGCTCGTGACATACCAAGCATCTGCATCGGTCAGGTACGGATCGACAATCACCGTGTTGATCAAGCCCTTCGAGCGAAGGACGTTGACGTTATTGGTGGCCGATGCGTCCGTCTTTGCGCCCGACTGAAGTTCACTGTCCAAAATGCGGGCAGCGTTGAACATTTCAGACGGGTGGATCACCAGAGCCTTAGGTTGCGCGCCGAGGATGTGACCCCGTGCGTTCTTCATGGTCTGGATAGCCGTTACAGCCGCTTCGATGCCAGCTTCTGACAAGTCAGCAGCGGTCAGCAAGTTCGACTGGTTGCCCGACAAAGTTGGATGCGATGCCGAGAAAAGCGCCACGCCATCACCGCCGAGGTACGAACCCGAAAAGCCACGGTTCAGCACGTTGGCGTGAACAATGCACTTGGTCGAGTTCATCGAACGCGCCAGTTCCTGCGAGCGGCGTTCTGCGATGGTGCGGTATTGACCGTCTTCGATGGCTTCGCGGGTCACGATGTAACCAAGGCCATAGACCACGTTGGTGAAACGTGTCTTGTAGCCTTCGCCGTCGTTGTCGTAACCGATTGATGCGCCTTCAGGCTTCGGAGCGGCAAGGCCAAAGCCGGTAGCTTCAGTGATTTCCTCGTAAGCCTTGTCCGACGTTTCCGACTGGAAATACGCTTCATATGGCTTGCCATATTCGTCGTACTTGTTGCCGAACCATGCCTTGATACCAGGCCAAAGGTTGGACGGGTGATTTGAACGAGTAATTGTCATGTTCCGTCCTCCTTAGACGCCAGTGGTGCCAGAAGCGGGGGTTTCAGTCGCTTCGACAATCGAAACGAGCCATACAGGGCCGGTGCCGCCGATGGTGTTGCCGATGGTCTGGTCAAAGCCGACAATGCGGACCTGTGCAGACGTGGTGGCCTTGGTCGAACTATCGAGCATGTAGCCAGAACGCTTGGTGTAAACGCTGCCCGTGCCAGCCACCAAATCAGCGTTATTGCCGATATCCGTGGTGGCCAGAGCGCCGCCTACTGCGTCCTCTTCGACTGCGAACAACAGGAACGGATCATCCGCAACAAGCAGATAATCAGCTTCGGAAGCTGCACGATAGCCGCGATTGATTGCAGTGGTTGAACCGGCTGCAACATTGTCCTTGGGCGCAAAGCCTACGACAACGCCGGTGATGTTTGCACCAGCAGCAGCACGGGCAACGCCAGGAACGCCAGCAGCGTCACCAGTGCCCGAAATAACGACAGGATCGCCGATGAAAATGTTGTTCGTTTCGCCAGCGGCGACGGAATACAGATTAGCCGCCCCGTTGTATGAATCCCCGCTCTTGTAGCGGATGGGTGTAAGACCAAAAGGCATTTAGACCTCCGTGAGTTTGTTCCCCGGCACGGAATAAAGGCCATCCGCGCCAGCCTTGTCAGCGGTCGGTCGGGCAAGCTGTTCTTGATCGCGGTCTTTCAGAGCGGCCAACTTTTCGGCCCTGTCCGCGTCCATGAATGCTTTAGGCTTCATCAGCAGATGCTGTTGCATCGCCTTGCCTTCCGAACCAATACCACCGTGAATGGGTTCGACGCCGGGAACCTTGTCCCAATCGTCATGCCGCGTAAGCTGTTGCATGCGGTTTCCGTCGTCGCGGCCCCACCGAAACTCCATATCGGGGTAAGCTTTGAGAACGTCCGCAGGGATTTCCAGCCTGCTTGCAATGCCACCCGATCTACGGCGGCGCTCTTGGTTCGTCGTTTCGTCACGCTTTGGACGCCCCGGACGGCGGGTTTCTGAAGTGCCTTCTAGCACATTAATTCTCCTCGTAATAGATTTTTGCGTATTCCTCGCGATTAATTCCGCGCTTGGCCTCAAATTCGAGTGCGGCCTTTTGCGCATCAGCAGGAAGTGACGCGAAACCCTTCTTGGCGGATACTGCCGAACGCGCGCCCGGTGTGTTCAATGGCGCTGCTTTTGGCTTAGGCTTTTCAGCCTCGAAGAACTCCGGAAACATCTGTTTTGCTTCACGTTCAACGATAGCCAGTTGACGCGCTGGTCCAAGTCCAGTCGCAGCCAGTTCATTGGCGCGATTGACCGCCCATGCCGTCGCTTCCTTGTCCTTTTGGAACCAGTTGGCGTTACGCTCGACAAACGAATGTGTTTCGTCTGGAACGGGTGCGGGCGCGACTTCAGCTACCTTGGCAAGTTCACGCTCTGCACGAACGAATGCATCACGGTCGCCAGCATCAAACGCTTCCTCGCGCTCTTGCATCAGGCGTTCGCGCTCTTTGGCGACTTCGCGTTCGGTAATGGAAACGGACGTTCGGGCCACGCGGGCAAGCTGGTCTTCGACACCCTTCAGGCGGTTGCCAAGCTTGCGGTTTACATCGACCGTGGCGCGCATGTATTCGTGCGCGGGCTTCCACTTGTCGGGATCGCCCTTCCAATCCTCTTTCGGTCGCCAACCCATTTCGCTGGCAAGACCTTCAACCGTTACCGGCTCCGGTTCGGTTTGTTCAATCACATCGGCGGGTTCGGTCGTTTCAACCTCTACCACTTCAATCGCTTCGTCTCCCGACGATGCATTCTGTTCTAGGTCCATAGACACTCACTCTTGCCCATCAGGCGGGCCACCGATCCCCACTGCGGGGAAAACTTAGTAAAGCGCTAGAATGTCGGTTGCGGTCGTGCCGGTTGCGAGAACTTGGATAGGGGCGAAAGGATGTTCACCCGCTGCCATATTCTTGAACAACACCCCGCCCGATTTGCCGGGCAAGATCATTGTCACATCACCGGCCACGCCAACATAAATGCCCCGTGGTTCAGCGAATGTGGCCCCCACAGTGTCGCTTGGTGTAATGGCAACCGCGTACTTAGCCGCCGAAACATCACGCCCGCTCATCATAAACCCCCTTCAAGTCTGCATCCGCGATGATGCGATATTTGTTGCCGTCAGCAAGTTCGACAGGTTCACCACCGCCCGCGTAGCGCTGGAAACGCACCAGATCGCCAGCCTTGGGCAGATCATTGACGCCAACCCAATCGCCGCCCGTGAACGCCATCTGCGACACTGCGACAACGCGGCCCTTTTCCGAGGCGCTGCTTTCGCGTTCGGTGTGTTTGCCGGGCAGGATAATGCCGCCTGCGGTCTTTTCCTCAAGCACATCGACAGCCACAAGCACGTTGTAGCCCATCGGTCGCAAGCCGGGTTTGCAGTCTTCAAGCTTCGGGATCATTGATAGCCTTCCAATCGTCGAAAGTGTTGCCGGTGAAGGTGTTGCTAACCTCTACCCGTGCGCGGGCCGTGTGGAGCGCCAGAGGGTCAAGGTTGCCCTCCCATGCCATGCCCTGCCACGCCTGCATTTCACGCTCTGCAAGGGCCTGCATTGCCGCCATGACGTATTGCGTCACGGGCAGTTGCTGCCACTCGGCAAAGTCCTTCTCGTCAAACGGCATCAACCATCCCCATGCCAGCCTTGACCGCTTCCAATTCGGCCTTGGCTTGGTCTAGTTCGAGAGCGCCTGCGTCCAGTTCAACCGAGGCAGCCTTTGCCGCCGCGTCGGTTTCATCCTTGACCGCCTTTGCCACCTTGCCGCGTATCGTGGCCTCTGCGTCCTGCATCGCCATTGCCTGTTCTGGGCCGGGCGGTGGAGGTGGTGGCAGAATCTTTTCAATATCCTCGACATCAGCCGCTTCATAAACACGGCGCAGGACTTCTCGCACGTCACCGCCAACGGCTTGCAGGGATTCGATTGTGCCAAGCAGGAATTGCGCGCGGGCCATGCGCTGCATACGCGTCACGCTGGATGGATCGCTAACCGGCGCAATGTCCATATCGCGCCCGTCGAAGTCCTTCTGAAGGTCCGCAGCGGGATCGTCCAGAAGCTCCATGTATTCAGCTTGCGCGGCCTCATCAGTATGGGTGCCGATGTTGCGATAGAGTATCTTGAATTCACCCTTCAGGCCCAGATACACGCGCTTGTAGATCGCGGTGAAAACCTGCAAGCCTTGCTCTATCAGCGCCAACGTGGTGCCGACTTGTCCGTTGTTCGATCCTTCGCCGGTCAGAATATCCTTGATCGATGCGATATCACGCGCCGCGCCAAGGATAAGGTCCAGCAGGTTAAACATGACCTGCGACACTTGCGGGAAGGTCCGCTCCACAATGCCATTGCGCAAAGCATCACCAGCGACAGGCACTGTTTTGTATTCGCCTGGACGCCAACGCAGCGACGACGATTGTCCGCGCCCTTGCAACTTCAGGCCCGACGCGACAAAGCCACCACCAGCCACAGCAGCGGTATTTGCATCGATCATCTGGTTAACCAGCGTGTTGATGACGTTGCCGTACTGGTGGAGCAAATGCGCAAGGCCGATGTTGTAGAACGTGCCTTCAGGGTTCGGCATAAACCCGTATTTCGTGTAGAACTTGCGGCGCTCGATATAGGCCACATCGGTTTCAGCGAGTTGCACTTGCTCCGGCCCGAAGTCTGGCACGATGCGCAAAAGCTGCTTGGATTTGTGATCGATGGTGATGATATACGGCTCATCAATGCCGTCGTCGTCCAGATCGAAATACGCCTGCGCCTCAATCAAAAGGCGGGGTTCTTTTTCCTCTGGAGCAAATGTCGCTTCACGGTATTTGCCAGTGCGAATGTCCCGCTTGATTTGATGCGGGTAAATGCCGTCAATTTCCTCGGTGATCTGCGGCGCGTCATCCAATGACTTCGACGCATTGTTGACCACCAGCTTGAGCGCGGGCACGAACTTGCTTTGATGTTTCCGGCCATCGAACCATGACTTGCGAAAGCCACAACCAATCGCGGGCATCTGGAACAACAGCGTGTCGGTTTCCGCCTCCCATGCGTCCATCTGGTAGAACAGCATGTAGTTCATGTACTGTCGCACACGTTGAGCGCGCTTGGTCTTTTCGCCCGGTTCACGCTTCCAAACGGGTGTGGGATCACCTCCTTCCGGTAACGGCATCAGACCTTGCGGTGTTATAACCGCAGGCCCTTGCTCGGTAAATGCGACAGGCATTCCTTGGAATTGAAAGCGGGGCTGGCCTTGCTCATCAAGCGCGGGCATCCCAGTATCATTACCCACCACCTTGCACGAAACCGCCTCGTCACCTTTGACGACAGCGGGATAAGCGCGGGCATTGAACTGCATCACGGCAGTAGCAAGCAGCGGATACTTGACGTTTGAAGCGTTCGGCCAAGGGAAGTCTTTGGCTTCCGGCTTGGTGTTGCCGATCTCTTTCAGCGCTTCCTCGGCGACTTCGGCCCAATCAGACCGGCTTTCCTTGTCGAGTTCGTAGGTTTCGCAAACCTGATCGACCACAACCGCAATTTTTTCCGGCGTGAGATATTCGGAAATATCACCTTCAGCCGCCGCAAACTGCATCAGCAATTCAAGCGACCGAATATCGGCCTTGGATTGAATATCCGCGCGGATTGCGTCTTCCGCTTCTACTGGAACATCCAATTCCATTGCGTATCCTTACACCCTTCTGGTCATCGCGACGATGGGTAGGCAAGCGCGGTATCACACTTGCGTGGTTAATGCAAATTTCAGTAGCCGGTCGTGCTGTTGCGGCCTTGGTCGTCGTGGTAGTCGTCGCCAATAACGTGCGCAGCTATCGGCACTGCGAATGTCAAAGCCGCCGCATCGCCCAAATCTGGCGAGAAGCCGAACCGTTCGCGGATGCTGTCTTTTGGCTCAATCACCAGTTCGTTGTTAGAACTGTAGCGCGTCTGCCCCTTACCCCATGCAGGCGCGGATAAGTCGGCATGAAGGCTATCGATGTTCGGGATTTGCACTTCCCCAGCCATCCAATCGCGCAGGTTATCCCACATCTCGGCACGGCGGTTTGCATAAAGCTCGTCACCAGTAGGCCCGACGCCAATCGGATTAGAGCCAAAGTTCACCGCGTTGACGACATCGGAATATCCAAGTTCGGCCAGGCGGTCATAAACACCCGCGCCAATGCCACCCACATCGATGTTCACCGCCGCCGGATTGTAGCGCTTAATCAACGAAACAACATGGCCCACCGTGGTCATCAGGTCGTCAAAATCCCATGTGGCGCAAATATGGTTGCCCAGCTTTCGCCCGATCCTGTCAATCACTCCGGTTTTGTCACCACCGCCACGGGCCGGATCAACACCAATAATCATCGCACCTTGTGGAATGACCGACCTTGCTCGCGCCATCGCGATGTGACCTGAAGGAATGAAGCTATTGCCCGCCGTCTGGAATGCCTCATCAGCGTTGGCGGGGTATTCCTGCTTGAACTTCCAGCACGGCTCATCATCAGGTTGCCCCGTTGCCGTCGCCATATCGCGGTTCTTGAGAAACGCCCAATACAACTGGTCATCGGTCAATCGGTTGGCGGCGCGGTAATCCTGCCACTTCTTGCCCGGCACCCATTCAGGAGGGCATGGCGTTGTATAGCCATCATCCCAATACCACGGCATGAAGATAGCAATGTCGGTGCTATCCCCACGCTCTGCCGCTTTGTATCGCCGTTGGTAGACGTTGCCGATCCCGTTGGCGGTGCTTTCAAATACCCGCTCGGTTCCGTTGGCATCGGACTGCGCTTGCTCAAGCCCCGCTACATGATCCTCCGCGTTGGGCCAGAAAGCCACTTCAGAGCCATGGAGTAGCTGGACGGTACTTGACCGCCCCACTTCCTTAGTCCCTGCCGTAGCGACCGCGTAGGAGCATTCTCGGCCTGCAAAGATTAGCTCTTTCGCATTCGATGCCGCCGTTTCGTGCCTCGCCCAATCTGGCACAAGCTCATGGTAGCGCTTCGTCATCTTGAAAAGGTTGTCGGTTGCTGGCTGTTCGTGCGTCAGGATAAACGCATTCAAACCCTTCCCACCCCACATGCGCCAGTAGAACCGGCCTTGCAGATAGGTGGAACAGCCCATTTGCCGCCCCTTCAGGATGATTGCCCGAACGCGGCCAATATCGCGGCGCTGTTTTTCAAGCCGCTCATGCAAATACAGTTGCGCGCGGTTTAGGCGAAAAGGCTCGATCTTGCCCGCCTTCGTCCGGATGCGCAGCATGTGTTTGGCGAAATAGCTGAAGTCGTCGCGTAGGCGCTTCAGCTTTTCGCGGTCGAAGTCACTCATCAAGTGCGTCCAGTGCCGCGCCAAGGTTCACACTGCCCGACAGTTCACGCTTATCGACCACCAACCCATTTAATTTAGCGATGTCCATCAGGGACATGCGGGAGACGCCAAATCCGGTTTCGGTGTCTTTGTCCTCGCCCTTTTGAGCAAGGCGCAATAGGCGTTCGGTAAGCATATCAACCGTCACCATTGTGCGTTCAACGGCGCGTTCCCGAAGTGTCGATAGTCTTGCGGTAATCTTGGGGTTTTCCAAAAGCTCTTTTGCGCTCCGGTTCACAGTGGCGACCTTCATGCCCCCCGCATCATAGGCCCGCCGATAAGCCTCCGACGCATTGCCCGTTTCGATATAGGCGAGACAGAAAGCCTCCTGCTTAGGTGTCAGCGCCATTAGTTCGCCCTTCCCTTGGACGAGGGCCGGTAATACAGCCCCCACACATTCATCGCCGGATGGCAATCAGCCAGCTTGAACACTTCCGGCGCATCCCAATCGGCGCGCATGAACTGGTATTCGGCATTGCGGTCCAAACCCTTGGTGCAGCCGCCGTTCAGCACGTCAAGCACGGGCAGGAATCCGCATGACTTCATCCATGCCGTGTTTTCGTCAGCCAGCGCGTTTGTGTTCTTCCGTCCCATCACCCCACCCCCATCATTGTGTTGATCACCTTGCGCATCTCCTTGTCAGACCGGATCAACGAACCATGCCCATTGCCCAAGCCGCGTAATCCGATTTGACGCCGCGATACTTTCCGGCCTTCCAGCGGGCGCGTACCTCGTCCTTGGTTATCCGCCGTTCCTGAATGTCGATCAGGTCGCAGAGGTATTCTGTGAGAGGAGCTTTCATGCTGCATCTTCATCCGCCCAATCTTTCCCGACGTTTTGCGGTATGCGAACGTCGACCTTCACTCGGAACCTGTTTGCAAGCCGGTGTGCGAGTGCGAATGCCGCGGCTTGACCACCAAAGCCCGGATCATGGTCGCCAAAAACCACAATCTCATTCACACCTTCAGGCGGGATCCATTTGCCGAGCATAGTCGCGTTGAGCGCAGCCCATACTGGCATCCGAAAACGCTTTGCCGCGGCGATTGCCGTCTCAATACCTTCAGCAATGCCAAGCCGGTTGCCATCGATCGGGAACAGCCGAACCGCGCAACCATCGGGCAATTCGCCTTGCATGGTCGCACGAAGCCGCTTGCCGTCGACCTTGCCGATAAACGTCCGGTGAATTGTGATTGCATCGCCGTTCGACGCCTCGACAAGCGCAAGCATCGCAGGCCCGTAACCTTCACCGAACGGCTTGGGGCAATTAGCGTGGAAGCGCAGGCAGGACGCGCCGTGCAACACATTCCGGCTTGCCAGATATGCCGATACCGGATCATTGCCCGTTAGCGCTTCGGAGCCTGCCCACAATTCGCGCAGTCGGCGCTTGATAGCATCAGGATCAGCAACCTTGCGGATAGGCTCGACATTCACGCCACCGACGATCTTGTCGACCTCTTGCGCCGCGGTACGAAAGTCCCAGCCCTTGGCGCGCTTCAGCAATTCTATCCCGTCACCAGCGCCACAGACCGAGCAAATGAATGTCCCGTTGCCCTTGTCGTTATCCCAGCGGAAGCGGTCCCGCCCTTCACAGAACGGGCAAGGCCCATGCTTGCCGGTCAGGAACCTTTGGTCGATGCCAAGTTGCATCAGGATACCGCGCCATTTGCCGCGCGCACGATCAGCGGTTTTCATTGGCCTGCCCCCTTGCTTTTGGCATAGGCGATGCGACGTGACCGTTCGTAAGACAGGAATTCAGGCGACGGCATAACCGGCGAAGGATCAAGGTCCCTTGGCCATACGCCATACTTGCCGCGGTATAGCGCCTTTGCCAGTTTACCACCCTTGCCACGTTCACGGTCGACGTAATTAGCCATCGACCAGAACGCTTGCTTGTCGGCCATTGTCGGTTTGCGCTTGCTGCCCTTGGTAACTTCGACCAGTTCGCCGTCTTCCGGTTCGATGTCGGATTGTGCCGATGGTTCAAAACCGCAGACAGGGCACTCCCGAACCTTTGGCGCTTTCAGGGTGTGGCAAGCTGGGCATTCCTTCGGGAGCGGTTCGCCCTTTTCCTTTTTCGAGCGGTTCTTTTCCTTGCCCTTCAAGAGCCTGTCGTGATGAATTTCGGTCACGAAACCAAGGCGCGCGTGATTGTCTGCATGGTCAAGGATCAAGGCTTGTGTCTTGCCAGGAGCCGTGCGCAGTGCCCGCCCGATTATCTGGACGTGGAGCATTTCGGATTTCGTGGGCCGTGCCAGCACGATGCACCGAACGTCCGCGTCGACGCCGGTCGTCAGCGTCCCGATATTGACGATCCCCGCCAATTCACCGCGGCCCATCTGGTCAAACAACACCTTGCGCTCGATCCGGTCGACATGGGCATCGCAGTAACCCATCTGCACACCCGCCGCGGCGAATTCAGCTTGCAGCTTGCGGGCGTGGGCACGGTCGACCGCGAACACCAACGTCGGTTGCCAGTCTGCCAATTGCAGCCATGTGCGCACGATGTCAGCAACCAGAACGCGGTCGTTCATCACGTCAGACAAATCGCCTTCGTGATAATCACCCGCCTTGGTGCGGACGCCAGACAAGTCGGGATGCGTCGGAGCGTAAACGCGAAACGGCGAGAGAAACCCTTGGTCGATCAGTTCAGCCATGCGGACAGGGCAAATCAAGTCTTGCCAGTAGTCGCCCATGCCGAGCGCCCAAGGCGTTGCCGACAAGCCGATGAATGAAACATCAGGACGCTTTGCCATCCAAGTTTTGATGATCTCGAATTGCTGGTGACATTCGTCAACGATCACGACATCGACATCGGGGCAACCGCGCTGGGCGAGTGTCTGAACTGAACAAACCTGCACCGGCATAGCCATGTTCCGAAGTTCATGGTTGCCCTGCATCACGCCAACGTCGCCAATCCCTTCCAAGGCGAAACTTTCGACAGTCTGGTCGACCAGTGAAATGGCGGGAACGGTGAAAGCAACTGTGCGGCCCTTCGACAGCGCACCGGAAACAATCTCGGCTGCAAGGCGGGTTTTACCTGCCCCCGTTGGGAGTTGAACCACGGTCCGGCGATTCCCAGCCATGTAGGAACGCTTCAGCATGGCCAGCGCATGGTGCTGATGTGGGCGAAGTGGGCGGGCCGTTGTTGGTTCGGCAAAGAGCGGGAGCGTAGCCATCACCGACCACCCCCGTAAACGCGAAACGGATTGCCCTCGCGTGTAACACTCTCCTTAACAGAACTTATCTCATGGAAGGTACCTTCACCTTCACCACTACCCGCGCGGGGTTGAACAGCCGTTGCAACAGCCGTTGAACAGCCGTTGCTTTTCCGTGCAGCAGCCGATGCTTTACCGGCGATGCTTTTTTGCTCCTGATTTTTACGTGCTTTGACCACTTCAGCCGACAAAGCAGGGTGTGAAATGACACCGGCTGCAATAGTGCAATCGTGCAGGAGAGTATCCCGCATATCGTTCCATTGCTTGGTTGACAGCTTCAGATGCTTGGCAAGATACTTGTCGTCATTCGGGAGTGAACCTTCATGTTCCCAAAACAGCATCAGGAGGTAGCACAGGGCGCTATGCTCGATATGCGATAAGGTGCTGGCATTGGCGCGGTGTTCTTTGATGAACCACGGCATCCACAGGGCGACACTGGCAGGAGGCTTGCTCATTGCAGCACCTCGAACGCCAGAGAGAAATTCTCGAACGCTTCATCGCGCAAGATTGTCCATGCCGGATTGTCGCCAAGGCTAGGCTGGTAAGCCTGCGCAAGTGCAATCGCGCGGTATGCTTCCCATGCGTCGGAAGCGCGCTTTTCATTCCAGAGAATGACCGGAAACGAATCGGGTTGAACGGCAGGCGGATTCCGCCTATCGGGGGTCACAGACATAGAGCGAGTTCCTTTCGCTTGGTGTTGAGGCCCGGACGCAGTTGACGCTGCGTTTCGGGCCGCATTTGTTTGTAGTGCGCAGACGCGACGCAGCAAGCGCGCACCCTGCCAAATTGCTGATAGTTGGGGATAAAGAGCATCAGAAATGCTCCTCTACAAATCCGCCGCCAGCCTTCTTTGACTGTTTGCGAACGGCAATGAACTCGAATGGATAAAGTGAAGCCGCAACCTTGATCTTGGCGCGGGCATCATCCTGCCAGTAACCTTTGACTTCGTGCATTTGCATAGAGCCATCGGAGAGCATCACGGCAAAGTCTGGTGTGTAAAAAGTATTGTCAGCAAGGCGTAGCTTTACACCCTCGAACTTATACCAAGCGATTTCGCCATGATGACGACGGCCATCAAGGATCGCTTCATATTCAGTTTCCGTGCCGTTCATCTCGCCGGTTTTAAGGCGGCCCAGGGCGAATGTTGCGTGATTACCCTTCATGCCGCCAACTCCACCAATGAAGCCTTGACCTCTGCCCAATAGGCAAGAGCGGTGCTTTCACCGATGCCCATTGCTTTGGCAGCGGCGCGGATCGTTTGACCATCGGCCACACGGTCAGCCAGTTCATCGCGGCGCGCGAGACGTAGGGCGGTTTGCTTGGCGCGGGCTATCGCAGCGGCTTCTGTGCGTGTCATGCCGCCCGCCTTGCTGAATACAACGCCTTGACGAAGCGTTGGTTCGCCTCGGCCATATCCTTCTCGTAGCGTTCATCCATCCAAACGACTGTGCGGTCGTAATCACGTTGGGCACGACGCATCTTGGTTTTGTATGCATGGCGGTAGCTGGCGACAGTCTGGACGCATGGCGTGTTGTCGTAATGCGACGCTATCTCGCGGCAAACCTTTTCGTTGCTATCGATGTACTGGACAAGGACGCGCGCCATATCGTTGGGGCTGTTGTGGAACTCGCGCATCATTTGCGTCCCTGTGCGAGAGAATAGCCGGCGCGAATGGCCTTGCGCTTGGCAAGGTTCGCGTTCAGTTCGGCCTCAAGTTCCGCCAGTGGTGATGCGGTGTATTCGCTTACCCGCATCGTTGGGGAATTGCGGATTGCATCGGCCCAAGCACCGGCATGGCTGGTTGTGTCGATCATGCCGCCGCACTCCCAGCCATCCGTACGACAAGCCCGCCAAGCGCGCTTTCCTCGTTCGGCCCAATGTCACGGCCCGCTTCGCTATCGGGATGATGCGCGCGGTTCTTGGCGCTGACGTATTCGGTCGCTAGTTCGCACAGTGCATCGTGATCGATCGATTCAGGCGCGCGGACAATCTGGTATCCGTTAGGCAGAAGCATCGACAGCAGTTCGGTAGGAAGCGCGTCAAACAGGCGGAACAACGCCGCCACGGACATAATCGCTGGCTCCTTGCTGGCATCTGCCGGAAAATATGAAAGCACGGTCGAAGGGCAATCCCAGCCCCCGTCTAACTGAACGGCCTTAATCGAAATGCCGCGCCGGTCGATTTCACGGCGGATGGCTTTCTGGCGTTCGCGCACGATCTTGTTTGCGTCACGCATGATCCTGTTGAACCTTCTCGTTATCTGCTGATGAATGGAAAACCCGACCGATCACCACGACGCCACCCAGCCAGCGACAGCCCTCCAAGCGCATGTGCAAAAGGCGATTGCGAAGATTGCTGCGAGGTCGTGGGCTTTGTCGTCGTCCATGGGTCAATGCCCGCCTTGTTGGGATTGGAGCCAAGCGGTGCGGAGTGACCGGAGCCATGAGAGAGGCCAGATCATCGGTCAGGCGGCTTGCGATGGTGCGGGCAGCGCGTTCAGATCGACGCCCTGCTTTTTGCCGAGAACAATGCGATGACACCGGATGCACTTGGCGATAAAATCCAAGACACGCGGGGAAGCAGTGAACCATTCTGTGCAACCAGCTTTGTCGCCGAACCTCACGCGCTCTTCAGCAAACATGCGGTGGACGCGCCGCTCAATTTCGTGACCGCCGCGATATTCGGCGATCAGCTCAATCGGCAGTTTGTAGTCGATGGTCATCTGCTTGACGCGGCTGCGCGCATAAACAGAACAGCCGATCTTAATCGGGCCTTCAGTTCCAACTTGCCGCGCAAAATAAATGAACTTGCCATCGGTGATCATGCCGCCACCTGCTTGGGAGCGTACGCCGCCATGAAGTCCCGCGCTTTGGCTTCGGTTTCAGGCCAGCACCGCCGCCCCCTCATCAGGTCATGAACAAACCGGCGGTCGTTCATGGCGTGTTGGCCAAAGTCAGATTTTGAAAGGCCGTGAGCCGTGCAAAACCCTGTGATATCGGAAAGAAGTGTGCTCATGGGTTTGTATATTAGGTTGGACCAATCCAACCGTCAAGCAAGGATATGTCCGCCCTTCGCAAAAATGTCGGACTGGTCCAATCTATCCTACATGGATGATGAACTCACAATCGAGACCATCAGGACGGCCTTGCGAAAGGCCATGCTGAAAAAGGGCGCGAAGGCGACAACGCTTTCCCTTCAAATCGGCACAAACCGTACGCTGGTCAAAGACTTGCTCGAAAAGACAGACGACGTAAGATTGAGCACGTTGACCAAGCTGGCAAGCGCGCTTGAAATTTCACTTCAAGAATTGGTGGCAACGCCGCCCGTGCCAGTCGTTGGATATATCGGCGCAGGGGGAAGTGTGATTTTTGAGGACTTGGGCAACGAAGAAACGGTTTTACGCCCACCAGGCATAAGCGGGACGTTGATTGCCTTGATGGTGCGCGGCCAATCGATGTTGCCGAAATACAAGGATGGCGACATTATCTACATCCAACGCGACCACGATGGCATTTTACCCGACTACGTTGGTGAGGATTGCGCCGTCCGGTTGAATAGCGGGGAAACCTACATCAAACAGGTGATCCAAGGTAATCAGGCTGGCCGGTTCACACTGCTATCGCTGAATGCCGATCCAATCGAAAATGTGGAGATCGAATGGGCAACTCCCGTGCTTTTCATTATGCCAGCGCGTTCGCGGCATATGCTCTCCTAACTGGCTGCGATTACCCTAGGGCATGGAGTAAGTCGGACATTCAAGGCATGATTGTCGACGCTGAACAACCGGTTATGCGTCGGAATATCGAACAAGACGCGAAAATTGCCGACCTTGAGCGCAAGGTAAACATGCTAGAGACCAAACTTGATATCGTTGATGGTGAACGCGAGAGCCTGCGAAAGACCGTCAACAACAACGCCGATATCGCAAATGACAATGCGATTAGAGCGATGACCTCCCGTGGGGCTTGCGGCACAGAGCGCGTGGATTATCCCGATGGCTCTTGGTCGTTTCGCAATCGGCAATGCACGAAAGCCGACCTCCGCTAACCCACCCTGTTTGTGATGTGAGGAAAAACTAATGGCAGCGGATTTAGTCCCGATAAAACAGACCTTTGTCACGACGCCTGATCAAGCGCGAACCTATTTCGCCGACGGTATTAAAGGAATATCAGTTAGCCAAGGCGTCATTAAAATTAGCTTTTTTGAGCAATTTGTTAACACTGACAACGAGATACCTTACCCGCCCGATGGAAGTCCGCCGGTTATGAAGGCGCGACATGTTGCTAACATTGTGCTGGAGCAGCAATCCTTTTTTGCAGTGCTCGACATGCTAAATATGGTTCGGGCCGATCTTTTGAAGGTGGCCGATGTCCCAGCCTAAGCTGTATTCTGTATCGTCTTCACCCTCTGGTAATCCTACAGGGAGCACTTATACGCAAGGTACGCAGTTTGGTGGTGGTGGTGGAGATGGAGGCATGGATATGATGGACGCCAAAATTTCAGCGGCAGAAGCGCGTGTAGACACGAAGTTTGAGCAGCTTCGTGGCGATTTGAAAGATTTTGCCACTAAATCCACCGTTTGGGGGGCTGCGGCCACAATCATCGCAGTCGTGCTTGCTGCAATCGCATTTGGCGGCGACAGGTTTGACGCTGGCATGGGCTTGGCGGATAAGCAAGCCGTCCAAATCGAGCGCGACGCCAAGCAGGATCAAGATGTCGCCGGGATCAATCAGAAACTCGACAAACTGATTGAGCAATCTCAAAAGAAGTAATCGCCCCAACCATCAAACCCAACGGCCCGCCCTTAACCCGGCGGGCTTTTTTGTGCCCCGTGTGAGGGTGATAGCAGGAAAGTTGGATGAATCCACTTTTATTGATTGACGAGTTGGTTTTATCCAACTAACAATGGCGCATCAACACAGCAACCGCTGAACGGATGACCGCCATGAACGCCCCCGCATCAATCAACACCCTTCGCCATCGCACCGCAGTGATGCAGGCCGACGCCAAGCGCAACGACCGTATCGCAGCCCGCGCTGACGAACTGGTCAACAAGTCCATGCCGCGCCGCAATGATCCGGCCCCGCACGGCTTCTACGACTTCAAGGCAGGCATCGAACGCGCGGCATACAAGGGCAAGCGCGACCGGCTGATCAAGATGGCCACCACCGAATTGCAGTGCCTCGAATACGCGCTGGAATACTGGCAGGCCGATTACGAAGCCGCCTTCGATGCACTCTGCCCGATCAAGCTGGCAGCGGACCGCGTGAACGACCGTGCGCAGGCAATGGCAGACCGTGCCGCTGCGCTGGCCAAGATGGAAGCGCGCAAGGTCAAGTTTCTGGCAGATCGCGCCGCCCGTTACGAGGGCCAGCCTTGGTTCGACGCCCGCCGCAACGCAAACGGGAGCCGGTGATATGCAGCAAGCACCAACCTATGCCGATTTCGACCGCCTGTATGCCGCCACGCTGGAAAGCATTGCGCGCTGGAATGAAGCTGAACGCGAACTTGCACAGGCCCGTCAAGACATGGCGCGCGATGTGCGGGTGTTGATTGAGGATGCGGTGAAATGACCCGCACCCTTCGCACCATCGCCCACATTTACCGCCAAGACCCTCGCGACTTCTGGACATGCCTAGCGGTTGTCCCTGCCGCCGTCGTCTTTTGGACCGCTCTATTTTGGATTGTAGCAGGATGAACATCATCAAAGCCCTGATCACCCAATGCGGCAAGACCATCAACGCGCCGGTCAACATGATCCTTCCGATGACCAAGACCGACGCTGATTTTTACGCCCTTCGTTCCGCCCGCGCTGCCTCGCAGCCCCCCGCTGAAAGCGCTCCCTCCCCTAACACCGCGTTCGAGGCGCGCGGTGGAAAGGCATCATCATGAACGCTGTAGCCACAATTGAACCGTCGCTGATTGCAGCGTTGGCAAAAGCACTCCCCGAATTGGAGAGCGCCAAGAAGAACAAGGCTAACCCCGCGTTCAAGTCGAAGTACGCCGATCTTGCCGCCGTGATCGAAGCACTTGAGCCGATCACAAGGCACGGCCTTTGGTATCGTCAGCACCAGCACGAAAACGAAAACGGCGCGATGATCGAAACGTTCTACATTCACGAGAGCGGGCAGGAAATGAGCGCCGGTTGCGTGTTTATGCCAGCCACCAAGAAGGACGCGCAAGGTTTCGGTTCTGCGCTCTCTTATGCCCGCCGCTATGGCCTGCAAACGGCCTTTGGCTTGGCAACAGAGGACGACGACGGAAACGCCGCTGTAAAGTCCACACAGGCTAAATCCGCACCCGCGCCAGCACAACGCGCCGATGCACCGCAAGGCCCCGTCACAGACGCGCAGTGGGCCATCATCACCGATCTAATCACGCAGACGCATTCGGACAGCAAGGCATTCTGCACCGCGTTCAAAGTGCCAAGCGTGAAGGATTTACCCGCCGCCCAATTCGACCGCGCCCGCGCCATGCTGAACAAGAAGCTGGCCGCGATGGTGGAGGAACCAGCATGAAGAACATCTATCTCGACCTCGAAACCATCCCGAACCAGACGCCGGAATATCGCGCCAAGGTTCGGGAGAACATCAAGCCACCGGCAACCATCAAGAAGCCGGAAAGCATCATGCAGTGGCTGGAGGAAAACGCCGAAACCGCCACAGACGAGGCAGTTGCCAAGACCAGTTTTGACCCCGCCTACGGGCACATTTGCTGCATTGGCTACGCAATCGAAGACGGCCCGACCGTTTCGCTATCGGCTGAAACTACAGACCGCGAACCGATCATCTTGCAGCAGTTTTTCGATGCACTGCCAAAGATGGGAATGGCTTGCTTCATTGGTCACAACGTCGCCGCGTTCGACATGCGGTTCATCCTGTGCCGGTCAATTGTCCTTGGCGTTCGCATTCCAACCATCATCCCGCGCGACATCAAGCCGTGGTCACAAGACATATTCGACACGATGACCGCATGGGCAGGCGTCCGCAACACAATCAGCCAGGATCGTTTGGCCGATGCACTTGGCCTTGCTGGCAAGGGTGATTTCGATGGCTCGATGGTCGCCGCAGCATGGGCCAACGGCGAACACGCCAAGATCGCAGACTACTGCAAGCGAGACGTTGAAACCGTCCGCGCAATTCACAGCCGCTTTGTCGCGGTTGGTTTTTGAAAGTTTATCGCAATGACTTGGACACAAGAGGAAGCAATCAGCCTTTGCCAGCAGATCGAACAAATCTGCCCGAAATATGGCTGTCACGTCGCGCTCACTGGCGGGACACTTTACAAAGATGGGCCTCGCAAAGACTTGGACATTCTTTTTTATCGTATCCGCCAAGCGCCAGAGATCGAAATAGACGATTTATTCGCCGGTCTCGAAGATGCCCTTGGTATCGAACGAGTTACTGACGCTGCGCAGTGGTGCATCAAGGCTAAATTTGGAGAGCGCAACATGGATTGCTTCTTTCCAGAACAGTCAGGCGAATATCCGCAAGGTGCCAGCACTTGTGAAGTTGAGATAGATTTTCAGGAGATACTATAATGGCCGGAACCGTTAACAAAGTCATCATCGTGGGCAACCTTGGGCAAGACCCCGAGGTTAAGTCCTTCCAGAACGGCGGGCGCATCGCAAACCTACGCATCGCTACAAGCGAAAGCTGGAAAGACAAGGCAACCGGCGAAAAGAAAGAGCGCACCGAATGGCACAGCGTCACAATCCAAGGTGACGGGCTGGTAGGCATTGCCGAACGCTATCTGCGCAAGGGCAGCAAAGTCTACATCGAAGGCAAGCTGCAAACACGCAAGTGGCAGGATCAATCAGGCGCGGACCGCTACAGCACAGAGGTTGTGGTGGGCATGGGCGGCGCTTTGACCATGCTTGACGGCCCGAACGGTAGCGGTGGGCAATCGCAGCGCCGCGAACCGGACGGAAGCCAAGGTCATGCAGGCGGATTTGCCGATGACAGTTATCTAGGTGGGGATGATATTCCTTTCGCCCGTAACGATACGGCTTGGTAATGCGCGTCAATACCGCCCCTCGCAAGCGCAACGCGCCCCGCCCCGCATGGAAGGTTGCAACAGCCTACCTGCAATGGCTGCGAGGGCGGGCTTGCATGATGGCTGGCAATGACTGTGACGGCAAGATTGAAGCCGCCCACACGCCAGACCCATCAAGCAAAGGTATGGGCACCAAGGCCGCAGATAAAAACGCCATACCGCTCTGCCACCATCACCACGCCCTTCATACGGTCAAGGGATGGTCGGCAATCGGGCTGACAAGGGAAACTGCCATGAACGCAGCCGATGCTTATTGGCGCGCATGGACCGGCGATAAAGGTGAACTGAAATGAACGCCCCCGCACGTATACCGACAGGCGGCATTGACCGCGCAATCGACGGGATCGAAACGCTCCTGGTCGAAGCCGGTCAAGCTAAGATCAAGGCGGAATCCGCAGACCTACGCCGCAAGCGCGTTCGTGCCACCCTGTTTGTAAAATACAAGGCAGATGGCAACGCAGCCGGTGCAAGTGAGCAGATGGCAGAGGCCGATCCTGTTTACGAACTGGCCTGCGCGGATTGGGAAAGCGCCGCTTACGAATACGAGACTTTGCGCGCTCAAGCCGAAGCCCGCCGCATGAAGTTTGAAGCATGGCGTACCGCAGCCGCTACCGAGCGCGCCGCCATGAATTTGAGGTGAGCGCCATGACCTACGCCAAATGGGCGCATGAACGCAAAGCCGAAGAGGCCGAGAAGGCGCTTAAACGCAACCCGTCCGAATATTGGGCAGGCGTTGAATTGATGGATTTGCTTGAGGAGGTTGTGAAGTGAGCGACGGACGAAACTTACTCATGGAGTATTTCCGCGCAACCAACGACTTGCCGGAAGGTTGGCGATGGGTGTCATTCAAGGTTCTAGACCACGTTGGTAAGAATCCCAAGGACTGGCACTTTGCTCAATATGATGGCGCGGTATATCCGCACCTGATTACGCGCGGCCCAAGGAAGGGCAGGCCGAACTATCGCAAGCCTGTGCCGGGAACACAGCGCACCGTCATTCTCGATGACCGCGCTTTTGAGGCTTGGAAACTGCAATGGCAAAATGATACCGGACTATGCTGCGTTTGTGCTGGCAGTGGTGAAGTTTGGGCCGGTTGGTCTGCCGCAGAGGGCAATCGGACAAGACCCTGCGATGATTGCAACACAACCGGACAGGTGCGCAATGCTGCCTGAACTGATCACCACCTACCTAACCGAACAAGGCATCCCCCACGATGACCTAGACGCCTCGTTTCGCAGCATCGGGCTTGACCAGTTGGATATGCAGGAGATCGCCATGCTGATTGAGGATTGCGGCGCTGGTTACGTTTCAGACACCGATTATGAACGCTGGCAGACCCTATCCGATGTGGTGGAGACTGTGCGGGCTGTTGACCAGCGTGAACCGTGGAAGGTGGGCGTATGACTGCGCGATGGCCTGCATTGATGCGCAAACGGACAGCCGCCGAGTATTGCGATATGTCCGAAGCTGCATTCCTGCGCGAGATAGTCGCAGGACGCTTCCCCGCTGGCGTGATGATAGGCGGGCAGGAGCGGTGGCGCATGGACGCGCTGGACGCTGCAATTGCCCGTCTTGGCGGTGGAGAGCCACAGGACGAGGATATGCGCAAACTTAGGGCGATGTGTCTTGGCGAAGAAGCGGCATAAATATCCCGAACTTGATCACGTCAAATACGTTTTGGCGCGCGGCAAGTGGTACGCCTATTTCAACACCGGACGGGTGAAGGAGAATGGCAGGCCGGTCTACACACGGATGCCACACCCGTCAGAGCCTAGCTTCTATGGCAGCTACGCCTCATTCATGGCAGGCCGAACACGCCGCGCGAAAGCAGCCTATACCGTCGCCAGCCTACTAGACGATTACCAGCGTTCAGCCGAGTACGGATCAAAAGCACTTGGCACACAGATCAGCTACCAGATCAGCATGGACAAAATCAGGAAGTTCCTTGGTCACTTCGCCGTGGACAACCTGACCGATGAAGCCGTGCAATTGCCGCTCGACACCCAAGGCTGGGGAGCGTCGACGCAAAACCTATTCGTTGCCGTGCTGCGCAATGCCTACAAATGGGGCAGATCAGCGCGCCGGAACAAGACCAAGCTAAAGCCTATGGATGATTACGACCGGCAGAAAACCGGCCAGCATGAACCTTGGCCAGCGGATATTCTCGCCCAGGCAATGAAGCACAAGGACGCGCAAACACGCCTTGCCGTGCATCTGCTGTATTACACTGGCCAGCGCATCGGTGACGTGTGCAAGATGCTTTGGGCCGATGTGCAGGACGATGGCACGATCTATGTCAGGCAGCAAAAGACCGGCAAGGAAGTCTGGCCACCGATGCATAGCGCACTTCAAGCGCAGATCGCACAGACGCCTAAGCGCGGCCTGACGATCCTATGCAACGATATGGGCAAGCGCCTGACCGTCGACACGCTGCGAAGCCACTTGCAAGCTATGACCGAGGCGATGGGCACAAAGACCGTGCCGCATGGCTTACGCAAGAACGCCGTCAACGCATTGCTTGAAGTTGGATGCAGCATTGCCGAGGTGTCCGCAATCACCGGCCAGACCATGCAGACCGTAGAGCATTACGCGGCCAAGGTGAACCGCCGCGCACTGGGGCAAGCTGCTATTTTGAAGTGGGATAAACGGGCTTAGGGAATACGCTTGACTTGCGTATGTAAAGTACGCATTATGCGCGTATGCAAGAAGCTGAAAAAACATGGCGTGATTTTCTTTCAAAGGCCGAGGCAAAGACCATTGCCAAGATCGAAAGCGCACGGATCACACAGAATGAACAGTACCGGCATATCGCAGAAAGAGCGCGGCAAAGGATGCTCCGGGCTAAAAGAACAAAGCAGGCCGGTAAAAACATTGAAGAAAACAATTCTTGAAACCCAAGGAAATCAGCATGTTAGAACCCTCTCGACATGAAAAAGGGTTAAGCCCCAACCTAGACAATTCGGGCATTCCGGACAGTTCTACGGGGAAAACAACCCCTAATGCCGTCAATAAGATAGGCGGCATGGTAAAAACACCAGACACCCCCGCGCATACGCCTTTGCCTTGGCACATCGAGGAAGGCCATATCCAGCGCGACAGCAACGGCATTCGCTATTGGCAGATCACCGATGGACAGGACGCGATTGCCTGCAACCAGTTCTGTTACGCCGGATACGATCCCGAAGTGAACGCCGCCAACGCCGCGCTAATCGTCCGCGCCGTGAACAGCCACGAAGCGCTTATTGCTGCTTTAGAGAGTGCGCTTGAGATCGCTGAATCATGGACACATGACCAGTTGGACGGCACGTCAGCGTTTAATGGTGCTTGGGCGGAGCTAGGGCCTGTCCGCGCCGCCCTCACTAAAGCAAAGGCCGGATCATGACACATACGCCCGGACCTTGGCAGGTAATTGGCAGCCACCCATCCGAAGGCTTTGACTGCTTTTGGATCAAAGGTCAGCCGAACCCATTGATGCGCGGTTTTACCAAAGAGATTGGCTGCATCAACGGCCCGCAAGCAAACGCAGAAGTTGCAGCCGACGCCCGACTGATTGCCGCCGCGCCTGAATTACTCTCCCTCGCCCATCAATACGCCAGCGACTTACGCCACCCGCCTAGCGCTGATAGCGTAGCCCGCCGGTTGGAGCGCATTGCTGCCGTGTTGGCGAAGGTGGGTGATGTATGAGTGAGCAAGCTTTCATTCCGGTGCGCGGGCAATCTTTTAGTTCACAACAAGACTGGATTAATCGTGCATCCCGTGCGCTGACATCACACCC